ACAGCTTAAGCAACAAGATGGATAATTCCTTACTGGCTGTAAGGGATATTAACCATAAATATATTGTAGTAGAAAGTAATATTTATTTTCTATCAACGCCTTTTCTACAGCAAAGCTGGCATCCGGATAACGACAATATACTTTTACTGTTGCTCTGTTCCTTTTAACAGATAATGATCTAAACTCGTATCGCATTCGTTTATTGTATTTTTTGCAGAAAGAAGCCATTTGTTTGTATTCAACAAAGACTTTTAAATCAGAGCCGCGAACAAAACATTTTCTCATTTTTTTAACATCATATTTTTTTGCAGCTGAGTAGAAGCTGTCAACAACTTTTTTAACCTTCTTTTCTGCCTTGGTCATCTTCTTTTTAGGAATTGTTTTGTATTCCTCTTCATCACAGTAAATACAATAACGAGACAGTGTTCCTTCAGAAAATTTTGTGGCTTTTTCAGATACTTTCCAGTTACTAAAAACATGAGCTGTTTTAGGGATTGATCGACGCTGATATTCATGGCATACAGAACAATAGCGAGTTTCTACACCTTCATCCTCACAATCGGCTTTATACAACACTTCCCACTGATCGTTGTTGTGCTGACATTCAGCAAGAACAGACAATGGGGACGAAAGAGCTAAAGTAGTGGCTACCAGTACAAAAATTTTCTTTTTCATAACTCATCCTCCTTTATCTTTTTTAAGTCGTAACGTGGACCTTTGCGGATATCCAAAATGTAAGGGTCAGGCATTTCATAGTCACCCCAGCATGTACGAAGGATTTCTTTTTTAGAAATATTTTCCTTTGAAGTGTCTGCAAATTCAAGTCCTTTTTCCATCGCCATCTTTCGAATCTTTTGAAAATTTTTTGAGTTTGAGTTCTTCATTCGAGAATAGCCGTTTAAGGATTTCGGGGCAATTCTTGGCAGATGTTTCAAAATCCAAAAATATTCTTTTTCTGTTTCTTTCTTTAATCGCATTTCAGATGCATATTTTTCATAGGCAGCCTTTTCGATATTTCCCCTATTATCAATAAAAGGGCGGTTACTAAAAGCAATAATTCGATCAGGGTCACAATATAATGGCTCGCTAATTCCCCAGATAAAAGAGCAGGCAGACAGACGAGTTTCCCAAAAATCTTCAGGTAGAACAGGAAAACGGGTGTCAGAACCGGAAATACTGAAAACCCTGCCGCGATACATTGCCTCTTTAGCACTTGCAGGTTCGTGGTAAGAAGCTTCTAGTAAATCAGTGCCTAATTTTGCGGCATCTGAGAGAACTTTATTTTTAAATTCATTTTGAAAGTTCTTTTCTTGTTTGGCACCTTCAAGAGATACTTCCTCAGCTTCGTCCCATTGATTATTTAACTTTAAATATTTTTCTAAACGTTCAAAGCAATCCGGATATGGCATAGGAGAGAATGGGATGATTTCAACAGCTTTTTCTAAGCAAGCTATAGCACATTCCATATCTCCCTCTTTTTTAAATTCTGTGGCTTTGCGTTGCAAAACATATTCAATGCTATCCATAAAATCATCGGGAAGTTCAAATTTTTCTGTAGGAACAGGAATAGATAAAATGTCCTCTAATGTATCCATCTTGTAATTGATTGCAAGAGGATCGTATTTTTCCATAACTCATTTTCTCCTTTATGTGTTTTATATTTCAAAGGCTCGCACCTATGATTTCACTTTTTTTCATCACCGCCAGTGACGGCTCAAAGAATACAATATAATTATCTACTTCGGCACACACGCCATACTTGGAGCGATAGCGATCAATCGCATCCTGAAAAAATTCTTCTGTAACCCCAAGATATTCAGCAGCTTCGTGCCTTGAATGACAGCCTTGCTTATATGCATTTACTAGTCCGATCAGACCGATCTGCTGGTTATATGCCCAGAGCCTGCCTTTTAGTTCTTGTTTGCGGTTCTCTACATCGCTCTGATCGGTGATATCTCCAACGGCGGTGTGATAGTGTCCGATTTCCTCGGCAAGAACACAGGCTTTTTCAACGGATGTGTCGATTTTGTTGCTGATGGCAACCATTCCATCACAATACAGTCCTTTGATTCTATCACTCTGAAAATTGTAGTCTACTATATCTATACCTTCCTTGCAGGCTTGCTCTTGCAATTTTTCGTAAATGTTCATTGTAAAAACCTCCCACTCTTGTATATTTGAAATTGACAAATATTTTTGAGTGCCCTATAATATACTTATCAAGACAGCCAGTAAGGGAGGTCAAGGCTCCCTGTCCTGGTGATCTGCACTAAAATAGCCGCCTATCTTTTCCAGAGAGCAGGGCGGCTATTTCTTATGTGTGTATGTAAGAATCGAAACGATTAAACTGGCTGTCGTCAGAATGATCATAAATGTTTCATAATCGCTCATAAGCATCCCCTCCCATCAAGTCTCAGGAAGGGAACTACAGCCGCTCTACTGGCTGCCTGGGTAAGTATATTATATTGTCATGGTGCATTTCTATTTGTCATAATTTCTTTCATTAATATGAACGGACTCTGCTTTTAAACGGTGGAGTCTTTTCTTTTATTCTTAACAAACTCTGCAAATTGGCGGATTTCATCCAGTTCAGATTTTGTGTACTCGTCACCATCGAAGTGAGCCGCAAGAGTAGTGGAAGGTTGAATTCCATCAAATTCAGTAAGTCCCATCAGTTTCCCTGGGGTAGTTCCGAGAGCTTTTGCGAATGCAAGAATCTTACTTTGTTGTAAATCTACTTCACCTTTTTCAATCTTAGCAATAGAAGAGCGACTTGTATAACCAGTAAGTTTTGCTAATTCGTCTTGTGATAATCCTTTTTCTTCTCTAAGTTGTTTTATATTCTTATATAAATCTAACATTATAAACCTCCCTTCTGAAATTTACTATATCATATGTGTGAAAAAAATTCAACATAAATATAAAAAAGTGTTGACACATATTCACGGTAGTGTTATAGTGATGATGTGAATTAAATTCAACAAAGAGAGAGGTGAAAACAGTGGTCAATACTCGTTTGTTAGAGCAAGCAATAAGTGATTCTGGAATGACGATGGTTGCTATAGCTAAGAAATCCGGAATATCACGAGAAACACTCTACAATAAATTGCGAGGAGTAAGCGAATTTAAAGCTTCGGAAATATCAAACTTGTCAAAAGTCTTAAGGCTTTCTACTGGCGAAAGAGATAGTATTTTTTTTAGCTCTGAGATGTGAATAATATTCAACAAAAAGCAAGCGGAAGGAGGGGAAGATGAAGAAAAAATATGAAGACATGACACCGGAAGAGCAGAGAAAATATCTGGATAAAATGAACCGCCAGACAGAAGGAATCTCGCTGGCGGCTCTGGCTCTTAGCTTTGTTTCTCTGGTGATACTCGTAATTAAAAAACGACTTGGACTATGATGGCGATGATGCTGATTATGAATGAATAGGAAAGTGAGGTGAGCAACATGAAAACATTCGGTGAAAAGCTGAAACAAGCCATGCAGAAATTGCATTTAAACCAAATCCAAGTTTCCGGTCTGACAGGAAAGAGCAAAGGTTCAATTAGCCAGTATCTTTCTGATAAACAGGTACCACCAGAAGAAACGCAGGTGGATATAGCATTGGCACTTGGACTGGCTGAGGATTATTTCTCGGATAAAAACGATAAATTTTCTGTACTTCCGACTAAGGAAATAAGAAACAAAATCATTCCGAGGTTAGATATTAACGAAGCAGCAAAAATGCTCGGAATGAACCATAATACAGTTCGAAAAGGACTGCAACAGGGAGTTTTCCCGTGGGGGTATGGTATCCGGACGTCGGAAAACCGATGGGTGTACTTTATCAATGCAAAGAGATTTGCGGAGATTGAAGGAATTGCATTTTAAGAAAGGACAAGCAATGAAAAAAAGAGAAACAGAAACAACCGAAGTAACAGAAGAAACAACCGGAGCTGGTGTGATTGCCCCGATCGTAGCCACAGCGGCAGCAATATTTGCCTTCTGGTGGCTGGGAAAGTACAGTGTAATCTGCGAACGAGATATTATCGGCACTGCCATCACAGTATGGTGTGCGGTACTGATCTGTGTGCTGATGTGGGTAGAGTAAGGAGGAAGCAGAATGAAAAAATATGAATTAACAGAGGAAACGGTCACAGTTTACGGGAAAACACTGTACCGGATCAGAGCAGTGCGTGATTTCGGGTCTGTCAAAACTGGAGAGTTCGGCGGATACATCGAGAAAGAGGAAAATCTTTCACATTTCGGTGATGCGTGGGTTTACGGCAATGCAAAGGTTTCCGGCGATGCAAAGGTTTCCGGCGATGCAAAGGTTTCCGGCGATGCAAAGGTTTCCGGCGATGCAAGAGTTTTCGGAAATGCGTGGGTTTACGGCGAAGCAAGAGTTTCCGGCAATGCATGGGCTTACGGCGAAGTTCAGGTCGCCGGAAATGCGTGGATTTACGGCGATGCAAGAGTTTTCGGCAATGCGTGGGTTTACGGCGATGCAAGAGTCTCCGAAAATGCGTGGGTTTACGGCGATGCAAGAGTTTCCGGCGATGCAAGAGTTTTCGACAATGCGTGGGTTTACGGCAATGCAAAGGTTTACGGCGATGCAAGAGTTTCCGGCAATGCGTGGGTTTCCGGCAATGCATGGGTTTGCAATACGAGACATTTTTTTGTACAAGGACCGATCGGGAGCCGGGATGGATATGTTACATTTTACAGGACTAAGGATGATACGATAGGGGTAAGATGTGGCTGCTTTTCGGGAAGCCTCCAGAAATTTGTCAATCAAGTAGAGGAAACACATGGAGGTAGTAGATACGAAAAAGAATACAAGCTTGCCGCGGAACTGGCAAAAGTATGTATCCGTCTGGAGGGGGAAAGCAGATGATCTGGGTAAATGAAGGACGCGACCAGGAAGCCAGAGCCATCCTGGAACTGGCCGGGATTGATTCGGACAAGTACCGGATCTGGCACCATAACAGCATCTATGTGCATGCAATAAATGAAGAGACGAAAGAATCGGTGATTGTTGAGAAAGCGACACTCGAGGTAGTGAAAAGTCCCGGTGCTTTGGCGGGCGATCCGGGACTTGAAAAATAATAACACAGCTCAATTATAGGGCAAAAGTAGGAGGTAAATCAAGTGAAAATCAATAAATTAGAGATTGAAAACGTCAAGCGAATTAAAGCAGTCCGATTGAAACCTGCACAGAACGGCCTGACAGTGATCGGTGGAAATAATAACCAGGGGAAAACCTCGGTACTGGATTCCATTGCATGGGCTTTGGGCGGTGAAAAATACCGCCCGTCTGAAGCGGCAAGGGCTGGATCAGCAGTGCCGCCAGCCTTAAAGATTGTAATGGATAACGGCCTGATCGTGGAGCGAAAAGGGAAAAACAGTGCACTGAAAGTAACAGATCCGTCCGGAAAGAAAGCAGGTCAGCAGCTCTTGAATGAATTTGTGGAGGAGCTTGCACTGAACCTTCCGAAATTCATGGAGGCATCCGGAAAAGAGAAAGCACAGACCCTGCTGAATATCATCGGCGTGGGGGATAAGCTGGCAAAAATCGAAAAGGAAGAAAAGGATCTGTATAACGAACGTCTCTATGTAGGACGCATTGCAGACCAGAAAGCGAAGTATGCAAAAGAGCAGCCGTATTACGCGGATGCACCAAAAGACCTGGTATCCCCATCGGAGCTGATCAGGCAGCAACAGGAAATCCTTGCAAGGAATGGGGAAAACCAGAGAAAAAGAGAACGTGCGGTACAGCTTCAGGAAGAAGTGAAAAGAGCACATGCAGAAGTAAGCAGATTGGCAGAATTATTGGGAGAAGCAAAACAGAAGCATCTGCAGTTGGTCAAAGACCTGGACATTGCTTCGACCACGGCGAAAGATCTGACAGACCAGTCTACAGCGGAACTGGAAGCTAACATTGCCAACATCGAGGAGATCAATCGGAAGGTACGAGCTAACCTGGACAAGGAAAAAGCAGAAGATGATGCTAAAGAGTACCAGAGACAGTACGCAGACCTTACAGGCAAGATTGAAGGCATGCGTGAAGAAAAGGCGAAGCTTCTGGAACGTGCAGACCTTCCGCTTCCGGATTTGTCAGTTAAAGATGGGGAACTGGTCTACAAAGGTCAGAAATGGGACAATATGTCCGGCTCTGACCAGCTGAAAGTATCCACGGCTATTGTAAGAAAATTAAACCCGAAATGTGGTTTTGTGCTGCTGGATAAGCTGGAGCAGATGGATATGGATACCTTAAAAGAGTTTGGTATGTGGCTGGAGGCAGAAGGACTGCAGGCGATCGCCACACGCGTCAGCACCGGGAAAGAGTGTAGCATCATCATTGAAGATGGATATGTAACTGGTCAGGAGATGGTGACCGAGGCACAGAAAGTAAAAAAAGAATGGAAAGCAGGTGTTTTTTAAATGGAGATTATCAGAGGTAAGATCCCGTGTGCAAAAAAAGTCGTGATCTACGGACCGGAAGGAATTGGAAAGTCTACATTTGCAAGTCAGTTCCCGGATCCCGTTTTTATTGATACCGAAGGAAGCACAAATTCTATGGATGTGGCAAGACTGCCGAAAGCATCCAGCTGGCAGATGATCCTGCAGCAGGTCGATTATGTGAGAACCCATCCGGAAGTATGCAAAACGCTGGTCATTGATACGATCGACTGGGCAGAAGCCATGTGCGTCCAGCATATCTGCGACAAGCACCGAAAGAACGGCATCGAAGATTTTGGTTATGGAAATGGTTATGTGTATGTAAAGGAAGAGCTTGGCCGTTTCCTGAACAAGCTTTCGGAAGTTGTGGAGGCAAATATCAACGTGGTACTTACGGCACATGCACAGATCCGAAAATTCGAGCAGCCGGATGAGCTGGGAGCCTATGACAGATGGGAACTGAAACTGGGGAAGAAAACGAGTTCCCAGACTTCCCCGCTGATTAAGGAATGGGCAGACATGCTGCTGTTTGCAAATTACAAAACTTTTTCTGTGGCAGTCGATGACAAGGGGAAGAAGCGAAAAGCCCAGGGAGGTGAGCGGGTTATGTATACCTCGCACCATGCATGCTGGGATGCCAAGAACCGTTACGGACTTCCGGAGGAAGTACCATTTTCCTATGCATCCATTGCACAGGTGATTGAAGAAGGAAAAACAGGATCATCCCCTGTACCTGTCAAAACTGTGACAGAAGAAAAGAAGCAGGAAGAACCGGCGGCGAAGGCTCCGGAACCGGTCAAGCAGGAAGAACCAACGGGACAGATGACAATGCCGCTTACAACAGAACCAGCACCTCAGAAGACCGAAGAGAAAGGTTATACAGAACCGGATCCAAGAATCCCGAAAGCACTCAGAGATCTGATGATAAAAGACCAGGTGGATGAGTGGAACGTCAAGAGCGTATGCGAAACAAAGGGCTATGTCCCTTATGGGACGGAACTGTGGGAATACGATACCGTAAACCCTGGAATTGTGGACGGCCTTCTGGTGCCATGCTGGCAGCAGGTAAAGGCTGCGATCGATGCAATGTTAAACAGCGAAGAAATACCATTTAATTAAAATTAGGAGGACAATAACAATGAGTGAAGAATCAGGAAGAGAGTTTGGATGGGACGATGTCATCCAGAATGACGGACAGGAGTTTGAGCCAATCCCGGAAGGGGATTACGATTTTGTCATTGACAAGTTTGAACGCAGCAGATCATCAGGAAGTGCAAAGTTGCCGCCGTGCAACATGGCGGTCGTATACTTCCGCATCAACCATAAGGGCAGAGAAGTGACTATCCGTGAGAATTATATCCTGCACAGCAAACTGGAATGGAAACTTTCTGAACTGTTCTGTGCAGCCGGTCTGAAAAAGAAAGGCGAGCCGCTCAAGATGTGCTGGAACCAGCTCCCAGGAAAGACCGGAACGGCGAAAGTTGGTTTAAGACCTGGAACAAAGGATGCAAGCAAAATGTTTAACTTTATTGACAAGCTTTATGCGAAAGAGGCACAGGGATTCCAGCCAGGGAGATTTTAAATGGAATTACGACCATATCAGCAGGAGGCAAGAGAAGCCATATTTGAACAGTGGGACAGCGGGGTGAAGAAAACCCTGCTGGTCCTTCCAACCGGATGCGGCAAGACGATCGTATTTGCCAAGGTAACAGAGGACTGTGTCCGCAGAGGTGACCGGGTGCTGATCCTGGCACACAGGGGCGAACTGCTTAAACAGGCATCCGATAAGATACGGAAATCGACCGGGCTTGGCTGTGCAATGGAAAAAGCAGAAGAAACCTGCAAGGACAGCTGGTTCCGTATCGCGGTCGGTTCCGTGCAGACGATGATGCGTGAAAAGCGGCTCAGCCAGTTCGCAGAAGATTATTTTAATACGATCATCATAGATGAGGCACATCACTGTATTTCTGACAGTTACCAGCGTGTGCTGCAGCATTTCCCAGATGCACATGTACTGGGCGTGACAGCCACACCGGACAGGGGGGATATGCGGAACCTTGGTTCCTATTTTGAAACGCTGGCATATGAATACACGCTTCCAAAAGCGATCAAAGAGGGTTACCTGACGCCGATCAAAGCCCTGACGATCCCATTAAAGATTGACATGAGCGGCGTAACGGTACAGGCGGGTGACTTTAAAGCCAGTGACATCAGTACTGCCCTGGATCCGTATCTGCAAGGGATCGCGGAAGAGATGCAGAAGTACTGCAAAGATAAAAAGACGGTGGTATTTTTGCCACTGGTAAAGACCAGCCAGAAATTCCGGGATCTGTTGAATGAATACGGATTCTGTGCCGCAGAAGTAAATGGAGACAGCCAGGACCGGGCAGAGATCTTAAAGGATTTTGAAGAAGGGAAATATAACGTATTATGCAATTCCATGTTGCTGACAGAAGGATGGGACTGCCCATCCGTGGACTGTGTGGTTGTCTTAAGACCTACAAAAGTACGCAGCCTGTACTGTCAGATGGTGGGGCGTGGCACCAGGCTGTCACCGGGGAAAGACCACCTGCTTTTACTGGATTTTTTATGGCACACAGAAAGACATGAGCTGTGTCACCCGGCAAGCCTGATCTGCGAGAACGAGGAAGTGGCACAGAAGATGACTGAAAATCTGGAAAAAGAAGCAGGTATGCCGGTTGACATCGAGGAGGCAGAGAAGACGGCATCGGAGGACGTTGTCGCACAAAGAGAAGAAGCACTGGCAAAACAGCTTGCAGAAATGAAGAGACGCAAAAAGAAACTTGTGGATCCGCTGCAGTTTGAGATGAGCATCCAGGCAGAAGACCTGTCCGGGTATGTGCCAAGCTTTGGATGGGAAATGGGACCACCTTCTGATAAACAGAAAAACGCACTTGAGAAGCTGGGGATCATGCCGGATCAGATCGACAACGCCGGGAAGGCAGCTAAGATATTAGACCGCCTGGACAAGAGAAAACGGGAAGGCCTTACAACCCCGAAGCAGATCCGCTTCCTGGAGGGAAAAGGATTCCAGCATGTCGGTACCTGGCAGTTTGAAAAGGCGAAGAACCTGATCGACCGCATAGCGGCAAATGGCTGGCGAGTCCCAATGGACATAGATCCTGGAACGTATAAAGGAGTATAAAAATGGAACAGAGAACGAGTCTGACGGAGATCATAGAATACATAAATCCCGGTGACCTGAACTACCAGGAATGGATCAATGTCGGGATGGCGTTGAAACAGGAAGGTTATTCCATGGACTGCTGGGACGCATGGAGCCGCAGGGATTCTGGACGCTATCATGCAGGGGAATGTGCAAAAAAATGGAAAAGCTTCTCAGGCTCTTCTTCTCCTGTGACCGGCGGAACCATCGTACAGATGGCATTGGATCATGGATGGGTTCCGGAACGAGGCCATGAACTGGAATGGGATGACATGATCCAGAACGATGACCATGTCATCGTGAATAAAGAGTGGCTGGAAGGAATGGAACTGCAGGAACCGCAGGAATGGAACCCGGCTGCAGAACTTGTCCGTTACATTGAAACATTATTTGAGGCAGGGGACAATGTCGGTTATGTGACTGGCAGCTGGGAGCAGAAAGGCGAAAAAGGGACACGCTGGCTTCCACAAAAGGGCAGCTGGGACCGTACGGCAGGGCAGCTGATTGAACAGCTGAACGGATGCCAGGGGGACATCGGGGCAGTACTTGGGGATTATAACCCGGAGGCAGGAGCGTGGATCCGTTTCAACCCATTGGATGGAAACGGATGCAAGAACACAAATGTCACAGAATACCGCTATGCATTAGTGGAATCAGACCATATGGAGATTGAAAAGCAGAATGCCATTTTAAGGGAACTGGAGCTTCCAATCGCATGCCTGGTATTTTCAGGGGGCAAAAGTCTCCATGCAATCGTAAAAGTGGATGCTACGGACTGTAACGAATACCGGAAAAGGGTTGACTATCTTTATGAAGTCTGCCAGAAAAACGGGATTGTCGTGGACACACAGAACCGGAACCCTTCCAGGCTTTCCAGGATGCCCGGAGTGATGCGAAATGGAAAGAAACAGTTCCTGGTTGACACCAACATCGGGAAAGCATCCTGGAATGAATGGTATGAGTGGATCGAGGGAATTAATGATGACCTTCCAGAGCCAGAAGGCCTGGGCGATGTATGGGATAACCTACCGGATCTTTCGCCATGTCTGATTGAAGGCATCCTGAGAAAAGGACATAAGATGCTGATCGCAGGACCGTCAAAAGCAGGGAAATCTTTCTTACAGATTGAGTTGTGCGTGGCGATCGCAGAGGGGAAGAAGTGGCTGAAATGGGACTGTGCACAGGGAAAAGTGCTGTATGTCAACCTGGAACTTGACCGGGCAAGCTGTCTGCACCGTTTCAAAGATGTGTATACAGCTATGGGTATAGAACAGCCACAATACCTGCAGAACATTGATATCTGGAACCTGAGAGGTAAGTCGATCCCTATGGATAAGCTGGCACCAAAACTGATCCGGAGGGCTGCGAAAAAGGACTATGTTGCCATCATCATTGATCCGATCTACAAGGTCATCACAGGAGATGAGAACAGTGCGGATCAGATGGCGAACTTCTGTAACCAGTTTGACAAAGTATGTACAGAACTTGGCTGTGCAGTGATCTATTGCCACCACCACAGCAAAGGAAGCCAGGGCGGTAAGAAGTCCATGGACCGTGCTTCTGGTTCGGGTGTATTTGCCAGGGATCCAGATGCATTGCTGGACCTGATCGAACTGGAGCCAACCGAAGCATTGATGCAGCAGGAAGAAAACAAGGCGATTTGTAACGCCTGCAAGATGTACCTGGACAGCCGTTTTGCATGGCAGGATGATTTATCACAGGATGATCTTCTGAGCTGCAATGCAATGTGGAATTACTGCGAAAACAACCTGGACAAATGGCAGATGATCGCACTGAGCAGCATGGTAGAGAAAGAAAAGGCAAAAGTAAGGAGCAAGACAGCCTGGAGAATTGAGGGGACGCTTCGAGAGTTCCCAAAGTTTGAACCGGTCAATCTCTGGTTTGATTATCCAGTGCACCGCCTGGATGAGATTGGAAGCCTGAAAGATCTCCAGCTTGAGGCACAGGATCCGCCATGGAAAAAGGGAACCAAGAGCAATAAAAAGAACGCAGCAACGAGAAAAGCAGACCGGAAAAAAGCCCTGGAAACGGCATTGGAGGGAAGCAACTTTGGAGACGAACCGACAGTAAGTGATGTCGCAGATTATCTTGGCGTATCCGTAAGGACGGCGAGGGATCGTATAAATGAGCATGGTGATTATGTCATTGAAGACGGAATCGTAAGAAAGAAGAGCGGAGGGGAAGGCTGAAAGTTTAGGCTTCCCCGCAAAGTGGAAAAGTGAGGGAAAGACTGAAAATAAGACTTCCCCTCCGAGGGTGGATGTTGCGGGAAAGACTGCTTTTTCAGTCTTCCCCCTGTTGCGGGGAAGACACATATATACTACGTATATATATTCGGGTTCCCCCTCACGGTGTCACGGGGGTAGGAGAGGGACGGGCCTTAGGGCTGCCCGGCCCCGTCTCCCTTCCCCCTCCCCGATGACAAGGGCACGGACAAAGAAAAAATGAAATTTAAGACTTTAAAGAGGTGAAGTGATAATGATTCAATTTTTTATGCCAATGGAACCGCCGACCGTAACACACCAGGAACATAAAGTTTCTGTGGTCAATGGCAAACCAGTGTTCTATGACCCGCCGGAATTAAAAAGAGCCAGACAGAAGATCATCGGACATCTGTGTAAGTATAAACCGGTAGACATGGAACCGTACCAGGAAGGTGTGAGACTGGTGACAAAGTGGTGCTTCGCACAGGGAGAAAAACATAAGGACGGAGAATACCGGATCACAAAGCCGGATACCGACAATCTCCAGAAGCTGCTGAAAGACTGTATGACAACCGTAGGATTCTGGGAAGATGATGCACTGGTAGCCTCAGAGATAGCCGAGAAGTTCTGGGCACGTATCCCTGGGATCTATATCCGGATTGAGGAGCTGTCATGACAGCGGCAGAAAAACAACAGCATTACCAGATCACAGTGGACTGTTGGAGATTGCTGCTGAAATACCAGGAACCGGTATCAGCACAGGAATACTGGGAGCGGCTTGTAGAAGACGCCAGGAAGATAGCAGAACGGTACGAGCATCTTCGTTTTGCAGAAAAGACAATCCTGGCTGTCTTAGAAGAAATAGATCGAATTTGGAGGAAGAAAAGTGATGATATCGTGCAGTGATTGCCTGTGTTATTACTGCCTCTACTATTGGTCAGGGCGATGTTTCTACGGAGAGTGTTATGACGATCACAGGGCACAGGCAGATCCATACACGGATCATTATCCGGAAAGGCATCTGTGGTCAGACAGTCATAAGCCAGGAGAGCAGGCACACTGGTGCAGGGGCGGCAACTTATATCCGACAGAAGAATGCCCATATTTCGAACAGTATGAAGGGCAGAAAATAGAACAATGTTACCGTGCAATGATTTCCACGTTCCAAGATGGATACCGATCGTGTCCGATGATGGTGAATGGAACATGCGAAAAGTGTCTGCGAGATCTGAATGAAGCCATACAAGGAGGTGAAATGGGATGAATTACGACAGAACGTGTAACACATGCAGATACCACGATGAGGGAATGTGTTATTGCCCGAAGAGTGAAGAGTTCAGAGATGTTACAACAGAAACACATTGCTGTGACTGCTACCAGGCAAGAATGGAATATGACTGGAGAATGTCTGTGCTGGACAGGTTCATGAAAGGGGCGGGAAGATGAGCGATGAAAGCAGCAGAAAAAAATGTAAAACGTAAAGCACATTATGATCATCTGGAGCAGAGTGTTGATGCTGATGCAGCCAGAAGATTCCATGAACCAGCCGCAGTAAAGAGCAAGATGACAAAACTGGCATCAGTCAAAATTATAGAACATTACATAGAACACACCGATGATGAAGACGGTGAAATCCTGGAAATAATAGCAAGGAAATGCATGAGGGGAGGCGATGCCGGTGGAGATGACAGAAAACGACAAGAAAAAGGAGTTCCTGCGAAGATACAGGGAATGTGAACGGAGGGAGCAGGAGATCCTGGAAGAGATCCAGAGGCTCCGGATGGATCAGATGTTTCCATCCATGGTCAATGACGGGATGCCGAAAGGCAGCCAGCAGTCTGATCTGTCGGATTACATGGTGCTGTTGGATGAGCAGATTGACCGGTTGAAGCAGGAACGGCTGAAAAAAGCAAGGACACGTGAACAGATCGACCTGGCAATCAGACGGATGGAAAACCCGGATGAACAGAGGGTGCTGCGACTGCGGTATCTGTGGGGGCTGAATTGGAAAGAAATCGGAGAAAAAATGGGGTATAACGAAAGACAGCCCCAGAGAATCCATGGGAGTGCGTTAAATAATTTCAAGATGTCGTAGAATGTCGCACTCCACCTGTGATATAGTGTAATCAGTTCAGTTTGGGAATGATGCTGACATGATTGGTTCTTTTCATTTACCTCCGTATATTGTATATCTGCCGGGTTTCAACAGCCTGGCAGCATCGGAACATAGCTCAGCGGCGAGAGCAGTCTCATGAGTAGACAAGGGCGAAGGTTCGAGTCCTTCTGTTCCGATTTCCCTGATGGGGACATATAAGAATCCTTTCTCAAAAGAATACTACATTTTCCGCAGGAAGACATCTGGCAATGCCGGGTGTCTTTTTGTGTACTTACAAAACGACGAATAAGAGGTGGTGAGGCTTGGCAAGAGCACCGGATAAACGAATAGAACAAGCAAAACAGATGTATTTGCAGGGACAGAAATTAGTTGAGATTGCAAGTCAACTAAATATCCCGGAAGGGACAGTCCGAAGATGGAAATGCACGCACAAATGGGAAAACGAGCGTTCGGATATAAAAAGCGAACGTTCGAAAAAGAGAAAAAAAGGCGGTCAGCCGGGGAACAGAAATGCGACGGGCCCGCCTGGGAATAAGAATGCTGAGAAGTATGGATTCTTCCGGAAATACCTGCCGGAGGAAACGCAGGAAATCTTCTCGGCGATTGAACAGGCTGACCCGCTGGATCTTCTATGGCATCAGATTCAGATCGCATACGCTGCCATTATACGTGCACAGCGTATTGCCTACGTGAAGGATCAGCAGGACAAGACGATCGAAAAAATAGAAAACAAAGAAGGAAACGTTTTCGGAGAGAAATGGGAAGTACAACAGGCATGGGACAAGCAGAATGAGTTCCTGAAAGCCCAGGCAAGGGCACAGGGCGAGCTGAGGAACATGATCAAGCAGTATGATGAAATGCTGCATAAAAACTGGGAGGCGGCCAGTGAGGAACAAAAGGCACGTATCCAGCAGTTAAAGGCACAGGCAGACAAGATCGGCAGGGAAAACGGAAACGAAGACCAGGAAGACGGGGTGGAGATTATCAATGATGCACCAAAAGAAACAGGTACGGATATCTGATATTGTGATCCCGAAGTATCTGCCGGTGTTCAATAACAGGAAGTACAGGCACATTATCCTGACATCGGGGCGGGCCGGCACAAAGTCCAGTTTTGTGGCAATCCGTGCCAACTATCAGATCATAGCGGACAGCCACGGATCTGTGGTGGTGCTGCGTAAGCATCACAATAAGCTGAGAAAAACAGTGTATAAAGAGATGCTCCGTGGAATTGGCAGGCTGCAGATACCAAAGAACCGCTTCCGGATCACAAAGTCACCGATGGAGATTAGCTACCGGAAGAACGGTTCGAGCATATACTTTTCCGGATCAGATGGCATTGACGATACCAAAGGTATCATTGATGAGGACAAGCCGATCAAACTGGTCATCCTGGACGAGCTGACAGAGTTTTTTGAGGACGGTGAAGGAGAAGATGAACTGCAGAACATTGAAGCAACGTTCATCCGCGGCAACAGTTCCGGGTTTCAGATGATCTACCTGTTCAATCCACCCAAGAACCCGAATGCCCCGATCATGGAATGGCTGAAGAAGATGGAAGAACGCCCGGACTGCATCCACATCCACACAGATTACAGGGATGTACCGGAAGAATGGCTGGGGCGTGACCTGATCGAGACTGCCGAGACCATGATGCGTCTGGATGAAAAACAATACAGCTGGGTATGGCTGGGAGAGTGTATCGGCGTTGATGAACTGATTTATTATATGTTTTCCGGACGGCACAAAGGCAGGCCGGAAGAAGGACAGAAATATAACCTGATCGGCATCGGGGCAGACTACGGACAGCAGAACGCAACGACCTATCAGGCCTGCGGTATCAACGAATATCAGTGTCGTCTGGATGGCTTACAGGAGTATTACCATTCGGGCAGGGAAACCGGAAAGCAGAAATCACCATCAAAGTATGCGGCTGATTTTGCAGACTTCGTGGAATCCCTGCAAGAGGCATATGGTTGCAACATCTTCTACCTGTACTTAGACCCATCGGCACGGGGACTGCAGGAAGAAATCAAGAGAACCTGCCGACAGAGAGGCCTGGCCATACATTTCAAGGATGCACAGAATGAGGTCGCACTTGGGATTGCCAGGGTTCAGAAACTGCTGACTTATGGGATTTTGCGGATATCGCCGGAGCAGAAGCACTTGATCGAAGAATTTGGCTTATATGAATACGACAGGAAACTATTAGATAAGGGCAGAGAAGTACCGGTAAAAGAGCACGACCATTGCCTCGATGCCCTGAGGTATCTGGTCATGGGGCTCTGGAACAGGGTGAAGCGGTTCCTGCCAAAGGAAGAAAGGGAGGACAGAAATTGAATATTTTTCAATATTTTCGAAAGAAGGGAATCAATACGCTCCCTTCTTCTTTTTACGGAAAAATAGCGGAGTGGGAGAGCTGGTACAACGGAAATGTGAAACGGTTCACTTTCTACCGTGTGTATACCGGCAGGGGATGCTATAGCAGATGCAAGCGTCACAGCCTCGGCATGGCGAAGAAAGTCTGTGAGGATATGGCAGATCTGCTGCTGAACGAACGTGTGACGATCGTACTGGATGACCAGAGAACGGATGCATTTGTTCGTCAGATCTTGCAGGACAACCATTTTGACACACTTGGAAATGAATACCAGGAACGAAAGGCGTGCTCTGGAACCATTGCCTATGTTCCGTGTATCGAGGACTTGCAGAGCGGTCTGCTGGGCGAAGTGACCGGCGGAAGAATCAAGATCAATTATGTGACTGCAAAAAATATCTTCCCGGTCAGTTGGGAAAACGGAAAGATTCAGGAAGTAATATTTGCATTTCCGAAAACCTATTGCACAAAGAGATATCTGCACTTGCAGCATCACAAGGTCGGCGGGGATGGAAATTACCGCATTGAAAATACCGTACTACTGGTGACGGCAGGTTCGACCTGCGGGCAGGAGCTTACCGAAGAAGAGTGGCAGGAGGTTCCAATCTTTGCCGGGCTTCCGGAAGAGATCGAGACAGGATCAGCAGAGCCGCAATTTGTGATCGACAGGCTGAACATGGTCAACAATGCCGATATGGAAGACGAGGAGAACCCAATGGGTATCAGTCTTTTTGCGAACAGCATCGACATACTGCGGAAGATCGACACAGAATATGATTCTTATGCCAACGAGTTCGGGCTTGGACGTAAGAGGATTTTTGTGGCTCCGGAGATGCTGACGGATGAGAACGGCAACAAGGTCTTTGATGAGAATGACACGGTATTCTATAGCCTGCCGGAAGAAACCTTGAAAGACACAAACCCGATCTATGAGGTCAACATGGAGCTTCGCACAGAGCAGCACAGCAAGGCATTGAATGATGACCTGAATTATCTGTCTATGAAATGCGGGTTCGGAACAGAACGCTATAAGTTCGAGAAAGGTACGGTCGCAACGGCAACGCAGGTGATTTCGGAAAACAGTGATATGTACCGGAGTCTGTGCAAGCATGAAATCGTGCTGCAGAGTGCCCTGGAAGAACTGATCCGCATCATCATCCGTCTTGGTATTACCCTCGGTGAACCACTGAAAGAGGACGTAGAAGTCACAATCAACTTCGATGATTCGATTATCGAGGACAAGGAGGCAGAACGCCAGAGAGACCGGCAGGACGTTTCTATGGGAGCTATGGGAGTAGATGAGTACCGGGCAAAATGGTTCGGTGAAACACTGGAACAGGCAAGAAAGAACCTGCCAGTCCAGAACACCGTAATGGAGTGATGCCATGGCAGAAGAGAGAACCGCACCGGATGTGCAGCGGATGGGATTGCAGGCCGAGAAGATCTGGCGGGAAGCCGAGCGGCGTATCATGGAAGATGTCATCCGCAGGATCAGGAAGACCGGCGAGATCACATCAACGGCAGACTACCAGATCAACCGGCTGATTGAGATGGGCAAGTCCCGGGAAGAGGTGGAGCGGATCATCAAGGAGGCACTGGGGGCAACCTGGCCGGAAATGTTCGAGATGTATGACAAGGTAGCGGAATGGGAATATGTCCGTAACCGGGAGATCTATGAACAGGTCAATGATGATTTCCTGACGCCGGAGGACAACAAGTGGCTGCGACAGATCACAGAGGCAGCCAGGAAGCAGACAAAAGACACGCTCGTTAATATGGCACAGAGCTACGGATTTTCAGTCCTGATGGCAGGGAAGCGGGTGTTCACACCATTTGCCGAGTACTACCAGAAATACGTGGACACGGCCATCCAGGACGTTGTGACGGGCGGCACAGACTACAACTCGGCGATCCGGAAAGTCGTCACCCAGATGACGAACAGCGGGCTGAGGGTGGTGGATTATGCTTCCGGGCATACGAACCGGGCAGACGTGGCAGCACGCAGAGCCGTCCTTACGGGCGTGAACCAGATCACGGCACAGGTCAGTGAGCACAACGCAGAAAAACTCGATACAGAGTATTTTGAAGTGTCCTGGCACCCATGTGCGAGACCAGATCACCAGACATGGCAGGGCAGGGTGTTCAGCAGGAAGGAATTAGGGACGGTCTGCGGATACGGAACCGTCACAGGATTGTGTGGGGCGAACTGCCGGCACACGTTCCACCCGTTCATTCCTGGCGTTTCTGAAAGACTCTATCCGGATGACTGGCTGGAAGAGCAGAACAAAAGGGAAGCCCAGACAAAAGAATGGAACGGCAGGCAGCTCAATGCCTACGAACAGACCCAGCAGCAGAGGAAGATGGAGACCGCCATGCGTGCCCAGCGTCAGAAGATACGGCTGTTGCAGGAAGCAGGAGCCGACAAGGACGACATCATGCTGGAAAAAGCAAAGTACCAGGGACAGCTGAACGAGTATAATCAGTTCAGCAAGAAGATGGGACTTCCGGAACAGCGTGAGAGAATCTATCAGGATGGACTGGGCAAGGTAGCGACCAACACGAAACAGCAGAACGCACGCTATACACCGGAGATGATGCGGAATGCTAAGATTGATTCGAACCAGTACGAACGGTACAAGGAAGTGCTGAAAGAAGATGCTGGAAGTCTTGCGGATTTCAGGCAGATGAAGTATAATGACCCTGAAAAATGGAAGTTCGTCGAAATGGATTATCAAAGACAAAAGGAGCTTCTGGAACATCCAGAGCTTAAACTACCGAATGCAGAAACGGCTATTTTACCAGAGCCTAAGTTTACGAAATATCTTTTTGATGAAAACAGTCAAAAAGGGTATCCAAAGGGAAGAGCCTTTACAGATCGCTTGGGCTATGAAATGGGAAATTGGCAGGAACTTCAAAAAGCGTTAAAACAGGGAGCTGTGAAATATCCGGCTCAGTATGTTGATAATAATGGATACGGCGACAGATATGTCCAGAAGATGATTCTTTATGGTAAAAAAGAAACACCAGCAAATGTAGTTGTAGCATGGCTCAGGACGGAAGATGGCACAACAAAGTTGACTAGTGCGTACATTAAGGAGGCGAAGTAAATGCTCATAAAGGAATATGACACAATTCTTCTAAAAGATGGACGAAAAGCAGCAGTTGTGGAGATATTAGACGATACGCATTTTCTGGTAGATGTGGGTGATTCGCCTACAGATTGGGATACTATTGATGCAACTATTGATGATATAGTGAAAGTTATTGACAACTAAGAAAAATAAGTATTTACCACTGGTCTTTCGACTGGTGGTATTTTTGTACCCATTTTTAAGGAGGTGAGAAACATAAAAAGCAAAACTTACGAAGAATTTGTCGAAAAATTCAAACCGAAGAAAACGACAGACGACTGCTATACGCCATCGGAGATATACGAAGTCATAAAGGACTGGGTGTGCAAACGTTACAATATTGATCCTGAGAACGTGATTCGCCCATTCTGGCCGGGCGGCGATTACGAAAAAGACGAATATCCGCCGGGATGTGTGGTGGTGGACAACCCACCTTTTTCCATCCTGAAAAACATATGTGAATTTTATCTGGAACGGGGCATCCCGTTCTTTTTGTTTGCCCCGTCACTCACGGCATTATCCGGCAAGACTACCTGGGACAGAATGAACCACATTGTGTGTGACTGTTCGATCGTGTACGAAAACGGGGCAACTGTGAGAACATCGTTTATTACCAGCTTCGAACCGGAAACGGTAGCGGAGACATCACCGGATCTGACCCGGCTGGTAAATGATACAGTGGAAAAGCTGAAACAGGAAAATGCACGGAAATTGTCAAAGTATGATTATCCGGATCATATCGTCACCGCTGCCATGATGCAGAAAATGGCACGCTACGGCGTACATTTCAGGGTAAGGCGTGAAGAATGCCAGCTTGTGCGAAGCCTGGACGCCCAGAGAGCCATGAAAAAAGAGATTTACGGGGCAGGGCTTCTGCTGTCAGACCAGGCGGCAGCCAGGAAGCAAAACGCAGAAAAGCAGGCAGCAGAAAATGCCAGAAAGCAGGCAGAGGATGCCATCTGTTATGAACTTTCAGAACGTGAGAGGGAACTGGTGGAAGAATTAAATAAATCAACACTGTATTAAGAAAGCGAGGATGAAAACATGATTATTACAGGAATGGCACATTTTGAAAGCGTTTGTAAAAAGAAACTGGTTGATTGGTACAACGAGAATGGTTTTGCCGATACACCGGTAACGCCGCCAATTGACTTATCTAACGTATTCGTAGTATGGAGCTGCAAGACTTTACAGAATTACAAATGTCTTGTATCCACTACGGTGAGCGGTGATGGTATCTATGCAGAGTATACATACAACGGTGATAAGCAGGAACTTTACGAAGATGTGTACAAGAAAGTGACAAATACATGCTATACGGAGGAATAAGTGATGAAAAGAAAAATAGCAGCATTGCTGGTACTGATAGCAGTGAGTTGTTTTACAATGACTGGATGCACAGAAGCGGATCAGGTAAGTACAAATATCTCCAAGGAAGCTGATAACTTCAATGTAACGCGAAAACTTACCGTTCTGAATGCACGAACAGATACTATTTTGCTTGAACTGACCGGAACGTTTGCACTGAAAAATAATTCAGACAACGAACTGGAAGTAATTATTGAAACAGCAGAAGGGAAATATCAGAAAGATTATGTATATCTTAATAATTACACCATGTATGTTGTTGAAGATATCTCAGGGGCTGAGGTAGATAAGTATCATTACGAGATTAACTTGCTTCCAGAGTTCGGACTTAAGGTTACACACGATGACTGAACACTACACAGTCACAAAAGACGCGGACAGGCTTGCACCGAACTGGCTGGCGAGCCGGATCAATTACAAGACAATCAAATTATTATACCGGGACAAAGACGGACACGCAGAGTTGAAGGGGGTGAAGATTGGCGATGAAGTGGCACAGATTGGCGACACGGTACAGTTCAACGGCAGACGGTTATCCGTAGGAAGGCGGTGAGAAAAGCATGATAACCATTAAAATGACGGAGCACAGTATCCGGATGACCGGTCACGCCGGGACACATTCCGAGAGCGGTGCTGACCGTGCATGTGCGGCGGTATCCGCACTGACCTGCAACCTGGTCAATTCACTGCATGATCTGACGCAGGACAAGATACGGGCGGAATTAAGCAGTGGAGATGCAGACATCCGGTGGGATCGCCTGTCAGAACAGGGAAAGCTGTTGATGGATTCGTGGTTTCTTGGAATCACGGAGATCAACCGGGAATACAACTGCATACAGTTTCAGTAACGGGCACCCTGTGAGGTGCTTTTCTTATGCCCAAAACATGAAGGCGTTAAAAGCTTGGGAAAATCTCGAAGGAGGAAAACACAATGTATAAAAAAATGAATTTAAGGCTCTTTGAGGACGGCAATGCAGGAGGAGCCGGCTCTGCTGGACAGGGTGACGGTGCCGGGAATGGAGACGGCGGCCATACGGGAAACGCCGGGGCAACATATAGTTATGAACAGGCGGAAGAGATTGCAAACGCAAGGGCAGGCAAAGCGGAACGTGCGGCACTTGCCAATTATTTCAGACGCCAGGGCATGACGGAGGAAGAAATCACGACAGCAATCAGTGATTTCAAAGCAAAGAGACAGGCGAGTAAGCCGGATGTGGCTGCCATCGAAAAAGAACGCGATGACGCAAAAAAAGAACTGGAATCGTACAAACAGAAAGACATCCTGAAAGAAAACGGTGTAGATGCAAAGTACACAGATTTTGTGTTGTTTGAGGTATCGAAGAAAGTGGATGACAAGACCGATTTCAAAACAGCTTTAAAAGCGTTTCTGAAAGATAACCCGCATTATGCAGGTGGCGGTTATCGTGTGAACACACAGACAAAACAGAATGGGGCGGCAGGATCCGGAGGCACAGCCGGAAACAATACCAATGATTTTGTTAAATTTTATATCTAATTTTCGATTATCCGCATAAACACTATACTTTCAAGTATTTTGAAGTATAGAAAAAACTCATTT